TTCCTGTTGCCAGTACCACTAACTTTTCAACTAGTGTTGTTGCGGAGATTGAATCAACTAATGAGGTTGTGAGTTTTAATGATATTAGTAAAAATGATTTTCAAAGATCAGAGGAATTTGATAATGCATACTGGACTAAACATAATTCTTCTATTTCAGCAAATGCAATAACAGCTCCAGATGGTACACTTACAGCAGATGAATTAATAGAAGATAGCACTTCTTCAGTTATGCATAATGTCCAAAGAAGTTTTGTTGTTTTTGCAAGTAATCCAAATGGTATAGGTTTTTCATGTTTTGCTAAATCTAAAACAAGAACTAAATTTTATTTAGCGTATGGTGCTACAAACAATATGCAATCACGTGCGGAATTTAACCTTGCAACTGGGGCAGCCACGACCACTAATCCATTTGGTTTCACGGCCTCTGCAAGCATGGAAGATTTTGGAAATGGTTGGTTTAGATGTAAATTTTTTTTTACTACTGGGGGTTCAGCATACAATCCTAATGTGTATATTGGTTTAGCAGATGCTTCAGGAAATACTGTGTATAATGGAGATGGAAGTTCTAGTTTATATATTTGGGGAGCACAGCAAGAATTAAATGACAGCGTTATTTCTACATATCTTCCTACAACTTCATCAGCTTTAGTAGGATTAACAGGTGTAACAAGAGGTGTAAACGAAACAACTGCACAAGCAGCAAGTTCTGGTGATTCAATTCAACAATTACCTTTTGCTTTTCAACAAGTATTGGCTACAGTTACAAGCACCTTATCTGAAGACATAGATGCTACTCAAAATTATGTACCTGTTGCATCAACTTCAGGTTTTGTAAAAGGTGTAGATGCTACTATTGAATCCACTAATGAGGTTGTTAGTTTTGCAACAATTACTGAAAACCTTTTTTCATACTCACAAAATTTTGCCAATGGTTATTGGTCAAAAAATAATTCTCTAGTAAATGCAACAGGTGCAGTTGCTCCAGACGGAACCAGCACTGCTGAAGGGCTAAGAGAAAACAGTTCTACTACTAGTCATAATATTATAAGAAATTCTATAACAGCGGTATCTGGTCAAAAATATGTTATTTCTGTTTTTGCTAAATGGACAGGGCAAAGATATTTACAAATTGGCATGGGAGCTGGAGGTGTTGCCACTAATCCTCATCAAAATTTTGATATTGAAACTGGAGTTTTGGGTACTTCAAATGGTACTATCACAGGAGCAATAACCGATGCTGGTAATGGTTGGTATAGATGTTCTGTAGTTGTAACTTCGCAAGTTACAACAGGATTTATTCCAGTATATAGTTTAGCTCAAACAACAAATTCAAACAGAGCACCATCTTATACAGGTCAAGGAACTGGCGCTGGTGATATGCTTCTTTTATGGGGAGCTCAAATTGAAAAAACTGATAGTATTACGGGATATTTACCAACCGTAACTTCTTCGTTAAAAGGTTTAACAACAGTAACAAGAGGCGTAAACGCAACAACTGCACAAGCAGCTTCTTCGGGGGCAAGTGTTTCTCAAACTCCTTCATTAGCAAGTCTAGACATGCCTGTGAGATTAAGAGCAATTTCTGTTTCTCCAGATGGAACAGGTAATGCAAGATTAACTTTATGTGATAACAACGGGGATACTTTATGTGATGTAGATATACCAAATGCAAAATCATATACTTTTAATATGCCTGAAGAGGGAATAATATTTCCAAATGGGGTATTTATATCAAACACAGATAATATAACAGCTTATACTGTATATACTGAAAAATATTCAGGACCAGGTTTAACAAGTTAGGATAATTATGGCTAATACTACTTCCGGAACTACAATTTTTGAAAAAGGTTTTTCTATATCAGATATAGTAGAAGAAGCTTATGAAAGAATAGGAATACAAGGTGTATCCGGTTATCAATTAAAAGGTGCAAGAAGATCATTAAATATTTTATTTCAAGAATGGGCTAATAGAGGTTTGCATTATTGGGAGATTGCAAATAATTCAATTACATTAGTTAATAATCAATCAGTTTATACAATGTTTAGAGCTCCGTCTGATGGAACTTCTTCTGCAACAGCTGTATATGGTGTTGATGATATTTTAGAAGCTAGTTATAGAAATGCACAAAGTATTGATACACCTCTTACAAAAATAAACAGATCTACTTATCAAGCCTTGTCTAATAAATCTTCTACTGGAAGTCCTTCACAATATTTTGTTCAAAGATTTATTGATAAAATTACAGTTACTTTATATTTAACTCCTGGAACTTCAGAAGCTGGAAACTTTTTTAATTACTATTATGTAAAAAGAATACAAGATGCCGGAGACTATACTAATGATGCAGATGTACCTTATAGATTTGTACCTTGTATGGTAGCAGGACTTGCTTATTATTTAGCTGTTAAATTTTCTCCAGATAGAATTCAAGTTTTAAAAATGTTATATGAAGATGAATTACAGAGAGCTTTACAAGAAGATGGTTCTTCATCAAGTTCATTTATAACGCCTAAAACTTATTACGAAGGATTGTAATGGCAAAATTATCTAGAGGAAAACATGCACAAGCAATATCTGATAGATCGGGTATGGCATTTCCATATCAAGAAATGGTAAAAGAATGGAATGGTAGTTTTGTACATAACTCAGAGTTTGAAGCTAAACAACCTCAGATTCAACCAACAAGATTTACAGGTGATCCTCAAGGTTTAATGAATGCTAGACCTGCGAGAACTGAACCTGCAACAGAAAATTTATTACCAGGAAATCCATTAAGTTTAACTTCAGGATCAAGCATTGTAATAGTAACTGAACCTTCACATAGAAGATCGACAAATGATACTGTTGTTTTTAGAAATGTAAATGGAAGCCCCGGAGGCCTGGTGTATTCTTTATTTGAAAATGCTTCAGGATTTAGTATAACAGTTATTGATATAAATAGTTATAGCTTTAATTGCGGAAGTAATGCAACTGTAACGGAAAATTCAGGAGGAATGTTTGTAACTGCAGGACCAGTTACTCTAACACCATAATGGCTTACACTTTAACAAATTTACAAGATGATATTAAAAGCTACACTGAAGTAGATAGTAATGTATTTTCTACAGGTGTGTTAAATACAATTATAAAGAACTCTGAAAATAGAATATATAGAGATTCAGATTCAGATGATAATAGATTTTATGCAACGTCTAATCTAGTAATAGGTAGTAGATATGTAACTATACCTTCTGATTTAAGATTTATTAGATATATACAGTTAAAAGATTCTAATGGTGATCAAGTATTTTTAGAAAAAAGAGACACTTCTTTTATGTCTGAATACTACAATACTCCAGCAACTTCATCTGGTCTTCCTAAATACTATGGAAACTGGGATGCTGAAAACTGGATAGTAGCACCTACACCAAATGCTACTTTTGAGATTACTATGGCATATACAAAACAACCAGATTCAATAACAGCTTCACCAGGAAGTACAGCTGGTACTTACACAAGTAATAAATATCAAGATTTACTTTTATATGCATCTCTGGTAGAAGCATATGGATACTTGAAAGGACCTGTAGATATGTTACAATACTACGAAGGATCTTATCAAAGAGCTTTACAATCGTACTCTATTGAACAACAAGGTAGAAGACGCCGAGATGAATGGCAAGATGGGGCCATACGTACTCCAATGAAATCTGAATCACCATCAAAATACTAAGGAGATAAAATATGGCTAATATAGTACCTGACTCTTTCAAAACAGATACTTTAAAAGGAACTTTTAACTTTGATTCATCAGGTGGAAGTACTTTTAAAATTGCTCTGTTTACATCATTAGGTGGGTTTAGTACATCTACAACTAGTTATTCAGGAGCAGCAAATGAAGTTGCTAATGGAAGTGGTTATACAACAGGTGGAAATACTTTAACTAATAATGGTGTAGCTGTTGCTAGTAATATTGCATTCGTAGACTTTGCTAATACAACTTGGTCTTCTGCATCAATTACTGCAGTTGGAGCTTTGATTTATAAGAGTAGTAGTAACGAAGCTGTTTTAGTATTAGATTTTGGCGGAACAAAAACTTCTACAAATGGAGATTTTGAAATTGCATTCCCTGCTGCCAATTCTTCTAATGCTATCATTAGACTCGGCGACGCATAATATTTAGAGGATTAATTAATGGCATTGGTAGTTAACGACAGAGTTAAGGAAACATCTACAACTGCTGGAACAGGTACGTTTACTTTAGACGGAGCTGTTACAGGGTTTGAGACTTTTTCTTCTGCTATTGGAAATGGTAATACAACTTATTACGCAATAGAAATTCCTAACACAACTGAATTTGAAGTTGGTCTTGGAACAGTTGCTGCCGGAACATTAGCTAGAACTACAGTTATCTCTTCTTCTAATTCAGATGGATCAGTAAATTTTTCAGCAGGTACTAAAAATGTATTCTGTACTCTTCCTGCTTCAAAAGCAGTTATTAAAGATGCAAGTGGCAATATTATTTTAGGTGCTAACAAAGTAATAGAGTTTGGTGATGCAGGTGAAAATATATCTGGTAATGGTACAGATTTGGAAATTAATTCTAGTGGCAAAATTTTTTTAGATGCCGATGCTGCTGGTGAAGTTCATATTCAGGATAATAATACTACACTTATAAAATTTTTTCAATTTAGTAATTTTGTTACATTAGAATCAACGGTAGTAAATAAAGATTTTCATATTAGAGGTAACGATGGTGGTTCAACTATTAACGCTCTTTCTTTTGACATGTCTGAAGCAGGTGCTGCTACATTCAATAGTGATGTAACTGTTGGATCTAAATTAAAATTACCAACAAATACAGCTAACAAAATATTAGTTGCTGATGGTACATCTTTTGAAGAAGTAGATATTTCAGGTGATGCAACTATTGCATCTGGAGGAGCATTAACACTAGCCAACTCTGGAGTATCAGCGGCTAGTTATACAGCAGCAAACATAACGGTTGATGCTAAAGGTAGAGTAACTTCTGCCTCTAATGGATCAGCAGGAGTATCAGCAGGTTTTGCTGTGGCAATGGCCATTGCACTTTAAACAAGATTAATATATAAGGATAATTATGGCACAAGATTTTGAACGATATATACAAAGAAACGTAGGAACGTCAGCAGCAACTGTTCATACAAGTAATTCAGATGATGCAATTATCTCTATTCGTTGCGCAAACACAACAACATCAACAATAAATATAGATGTATTCATCAATGATGGATCAAATGATTATTATTTAATTAAGAACTGTCCAATAGTTAGCGGCGGATCTTTAGAATTAATTGACGGTGGAAGCAAAATTGTAATGCATAACAATGACATTTTGAAAGCAAAGTCTGATACCGCTTCAAGTTTAGATGTATGGGCTTCTTTCGTTGATGCAATAAGTACGTAGGAGAATCATGGCTTATTTAGGAAACGCACCAAAACAAAATTTAAATACCATGAACTCTCAACAGTTCAATGGTAATAACTCAACTACAAACTTTACATTAAATCAACCTGTTGCAAACACAGCAGAAGTAGAAGTTTTTGTTGGAAACGTGAGACAAGATCCATTTTCAGCTTACTCAATATCAGGTGGTACAACTTTAGCTTTTACAGCGGCCCCTCCATCGGGTACAGCAAATATCTATGTAGTGTTCCAAGGTAAATCTACAGGTAGCATTAACCCTGGAGAAAACAGTATTCAAGCAGGAA